TTCTGAGCGATTTAAAGGTGCCTTTCGAGGATGTCAATGTAACTCAGAACATAGCAAGATTCTTAACGAAGTTTAAGCCAGAACAAACGGTCACAATCGGAGACGAGATTGACTTCCAAACCATTAGCAAGTGGAGTGAGGGAACCCCTCAAGCCTATGAGCAGAGCCTTGGCGATGATCGTGACAGATGCGTCGAACTGCTCTGGGAATTGGGTGTTACTGACTGCATCCGAAGCAACCACACGGATAGACTTTATAACATTATCATGAAGATAGATACTCTTCTTACATCTATCGCATAATGCGTAATGGATATTGTCATAAGGAATATATAACCATCGATGATTGAATAGGTAACAGACAAGCTTCTTAATTAGTGCCATCCCTTATCCTTCCAATGCTTCCATGCTTTGCATGTATCGCCTTGATATCTATGATCTATATACTTAAGCCCAAAGTGTATCTGTTCAATAGGTGACTTGTCTTTGACTATAGGATTCTTCAGCTGTAATAGTCCATAAACATATTGCTTGGTAGGGCTATTGAGATTGCCTACTGCTCTTGGATTCCAAGCACTTTCTTTACCTATTAACTTTGATAGGCATGAAGCTTCTCTTTTATCTAATGCTAACTGGATATATCTCTTTGGTTGAATGGCATCTATTGAGCCTGAATCTGCTTCAGCCATTGGAATAGATAGAGATATCCCAATAACGATTGCTACCGGGCGGGCTATCCGCTTAAGCGCCCGCCCTGAGCCCCTGAGGGCTCTAGCCAAGAGTGTACCGACCCAGTCAAGCATGTGTATAACTTCGGCGTGTCCTGAGCGTAGAGTGAACTTTCGTACCAAGTTATCCACAGGCTGTTGATATCTATTTATCTGTAGAGTAGAAACCGCTTCCCTTAAACTGGATACCTGGAACGCTATAAATCTTCTGCATCGAGCTGTGACAGAACTGGCATTTTGGATCATGTGGTTCATTGATTGAGAACTCCTTCTCGTACCGCAAGTTAGCCTCGCAGTCTTCGTTGGTACATTCGAATTCGTATATAGGCATTAGTTCAGCCCTTGCAAGTGCGGCATGGCACATCCTCTAATTTCCACGATCCACATTTAGTGCATCTCTCAGGAACCAATTCTACCGAATCTTTATTGATATCTCCGTAAATAGGTAGAAGTAACTGCACCAAGTCTGCAAACCGCATAAAGGCCAGATACTCGGAAGCATCTTCTCCTTGGCCATTCATCCGGCACACCACGAAGGGAAGCTCTTTGCCCCCTGCTCTCTTGCTCGCTTGGCGCAGCCACTCCAAGGGCTGGAACGCCGATCTAGCCTTAACCTCGATGTCGAACGGGACATTGGTTATATCTTTTCCAGCACCTCGACCGATACCTGCATGGGGCCACCATTGCTGGAGATAACTAGCAACGACTCGCTCCGTGCGTAATCCTCGGTCTTTTCTGTGTCGTGTCATAAGTGGTTAATATCCTCGCACTTCTTACACAACCAGACGACTAACCCATCTTCACGGGTGTATTCATTACACATAACATCGTTATCGCATAGATCGCAATTAGTCCATCCAAAGGATGATTCAAAGCTGTATGTGTGCTTCATGCTTTGCCTGCTGAATTCATAGTTCCGCACTTATCGCACTTCCATGCGTTCTGCAAGGCTCTCAGCTTGATTTGTGAAACTGTTGGTGGCTCGTTACATAACTGGCAAATAATCGCAAAGCCTAAAGCTTGTAGATCATGAGCCGATTGCTGAGCCATATAAAGTTCTTCATCGGTTGGGAATTGTTCCCACTCGTCATCTTGATTGCGAAAGAATAACTTACCCATTTTTGACCGCCTGAGGTTTCCAACCGCCGGTCTCTTTATCGATTTCATACCAGATTGGGTCGCATGGGTCGTTCATTGGATGACCTGCAACAGGGCAACGCCAATGACCCCATTGACCGCCAGATTTCTTAGTGCCGGTCTTCCAGATTCGGGCGCCATGGATGCAGCTCTCGTCCACCGGAGTGGCACCCAGAATAGATTTCACCGTCTCGACTGCTGTCTCCATAGTTGTAACTGGTGCAGCAAAGGATTGATTCCATGGATCAGATTCTACTGGAACAGGAACATATTCCTTCGATGTATCAGCCATTTTAGCCTTTACTTCTTCGACCTTAGCCTTTACTTCTTGGCTTGCAGCAACTTTAGACATTTCTTCGCGAGACGCTCTCTTTCCTTTAGTAGCGTAGCCTGCATTTGCGAGTGCGCGGCCAATCGCACTCGTCTCGCAATTTTCAAGGGCAGAAGTAGCATTAACTCCGCGACCCTGGACTGTTTCCTCAGCAAGGCCAGTTGTCCAAGGCCTAGCGTCTGCTTCAGTTCGATAGATACTAGCTTCAACGATAAAGCGAGAAGCAGTTGAATCCAGCAACTTCGTATGAATCTGACCATCTGGGTGATCCTTCCAGTATTTAATAAGTCGCTCTTCGACTGTCTCGTAATCATCTAAATTAAACATATAGATCGTTCTCCTCGGTATGTAGTTGACCGGCTATTGCGAAATACGCTGCGCCATCGATGTAATTGTCTGGCTTACCAGTCTCCATTGACCTTGCGATTTTGACCAATGCCAAACACATCGCCACTTGATAATCGTTAACTGGCATTTCAAGGTATGCGCTCCAGAGTGAGGCGGTGCGCTGCATATTGTCCGATGGGTGACCGTAATCAAGTCCTCTATCCTGGATTGTAGCTCTCGCTTCGTTGAGGTAATCACGGGCGTTCATCGATTAACCTGGTGCTGAGTCTGAGCCTTAATAAGGCGGCGGGCATTAATCTTGCCCTGAATCTTGCCGTGTTCATGTCCCTTGGCATAGCCAATAAGAAAGCCTGGTAAAGAACCAAGCAACATTGAGAATATAACTATGTGATCGTGGTTAGTAATCATCTTGCTCCCTTCGCGCCGTATTTCGGCACTAAGAGAAAGTTACCCTAGTGGAAGCTCTACATCGACAAGATTTTGATAACGAAACGGTAACAATTCCACCTCGTCAATAGCCTTATCTAGGCTGTAATCCAAGTCACTTTCGCGGCCTGCCATAAACCTTCCCCTGAACGATAAAGGTGCCATTCTTTTCGATGTTAATGAGATCGACTTGAACAGTAGAACCTTGGACATACATAATGGCGAAAGCCTGCTGCCAATTAGCGGTTCCCTTGGTATATGAGGCTTGTTTGAAGTCCATGAGATTACCTACCTCGACACCATGCAAAACACGCCCTAAACGGCCGCCAGAAGCCTCTGAGAAGGCTGAACGGCCTGCTCTGTGAGTATGTCCTGAGATGACATTCTTGCCGTGTCTACGGGCTGCCTCGAGGGCTGAAAGGCCACCCAAGTTCTTAATAGGCGTATGGTCTCCATGAACGGCAATCCAGCCTGGGGCGATATTCATAGGGTTCTTGTGAAAGGTAATACCTAGTTCATCGAACTTCATGAACTTCTCGAATCTGAGCTCTGGAAGGCTAAGAAACGATGGAATCTTCTTCATGATGATGTTATATAAACGATCTGTGTGGTTGCTTCTGATGCAGTCACTAACACCCAATTCCCAGAGCAATTCGACACATCTGTCGCGATCATCGCCAAGGCTCTGCTCATAGGCTTGAGGGGTTCCCTCACTCCACTTGCTAATTGTTTGGAAGTCAATCTCGTCTCCGATTGTGACTGTCTGGTCTGGCTTAAACTTCTGTAGGAATCTTGCTATGTTCTGAGTTACATGGACATCCTCGAAAGGAACCTGTAAATCGCTCAGAATAACGATTCGCTTCATTTAGTCCTCGTCATCATCCTCGTATGGGATATTGTCTATCCGATTGGGTAGGTTTGGAATAAGCCAATCTGGGAATGAGTCACGATCTGAAAGAATCCAGAAGGCATGAGTCTCTGAAAATCCGGCTTTACGCAATGACTTATAGAATTCATTCAACGCTATTGCATAAGCATCTAAGGCGTTGTAAGTGTCTAAGTCTATGACTGGTCGTTTCCTTGCCATGAGATAAGTGTTACTTACCTAACAACTCGATGATTGTATCGACACGCGCTTCTAGTCGAGAAACCTGATCCTTAATGCTTGAGCCTGAATTGGGCTTGAGTTCTGATAGGTAATGCTTAATCATGAACTGGACATAAGCTGCTACGCCGCCAAGAACTGTAATAATCGCAACGGCAATAGCTGCGAAGTCCTGCGCGGTCATTTCTTCGGAGATGCGTAACCGAATACGCCTGCAACGATTGAGCCAAGGATAGAGCGATAGTCAAGAGCAAAGTTAGAGGTCGTTCCCCATACTGCTAGGAACGCTCCAAGTGAGACTACTGCTGGATGCTTCATATTCATACAGTGCCGCCTATCATTGGGATATTAAAGAACGAGCCATCTGCATCGCCCTTCTTAGTGAAAGAGATATGGCAATGCTTAGTATGCGGATTGATTCCAGAATACTTGCGCCAGCGCCACCCCATGCGAGAGGAAGCAATTTTGCCGTTGAAGATGATGTAACTAATTCTCTTGTCAGACTTTGCGCAGAGTCGTATCTGATCTGCAAGGTCAGGCATGAGGTCTGGCTTTGCTTTACCAGATAAATCCCGGTCAATATCAATGGCTCTGACGATACCTTGTTCATCAGGATTGTGGTCAGAAGCACGCGTTGAATGACGGTAATCGCCAAGCCACCCATCGCTGGACTTATCCCTTGAACTGTAAGAATCATCTATCTGAAGCCTTAACTGTTGTCCGGCTTTGCATAACTTTGGGGTCATGCCAATAGAGCTGCTACTTCATCGGCTGTTAAGCCAAGCTTGGCAAGTACGGCTTCTTTAGCTTCAGCCTTGGCGTTAATTGCAGCCAATTCTGCATCAGTTGCTTCCTTGTCTTTCTGCCATTGTGCATACTCTTCTGCGTTCATTTCACGATCGATGAAGTTCTCTGCGTCTGTGTAAATTCTGACCATTGGCTTTGGCATTAGTTGACTCCGTAAATTAGGACTGTTCCACCCATTGTTGGGGTTGAGCCAGTCAGGAATGTAAGGGTGCTGATTGCTGCAGATTCGGTAATGTAACCGATATTGAATGTGCGTCGCGCTGCTGTATTAGTCTGGTGAGAAATATAGGCTTTAGTGGTTGCGCTGGTGTTTGCGTATTCTGGGAATTCGACTTTACCGGATGAATAGTTAGTTCCAGAAGGGTTGTAATCCAACATTCTAACTGATGACGCAGGCGCGTTAATTGAGAAAGTAGTATTAGAATCGCTGAGGTAAGCATCTCCATAGTTATTGCCGGTGTTGCTATTTACTCGGATATTGATTGAGCCGTTAATAGTTGTAGTTACTCCATAGAAGTGAAGAACTAGGCTCTTATAGGCTGTGCTGAAGCTTGATGTAGTAGTTGATGTGCCAGATAGAGTAACTGTCTGCAAGAGTGTCATTCCACCGCCAGAAGCAGGTGTAGCCCATGCAAGGCCGGTTGCCGCTGTCGAATCAGCTGTGAGGACTTGGCCGTTAGTGCCAACTGCTAGGCGTGCTGGTGTGTCAGCTGCGGTTGCAGCAATAAGATCACCTTTAGCATCGACGATTGCGTTCTGAATAGCATTTGAGTCATCTTGAGCGACCCATGAGAAGTCAAGGTCTGTACCTGATGCCTTGGCTAATACTTGTCCTGTTGTGCCGCCTTTAAGGTCAACGAAGGCTGTGTCGATATCTTGGCCAAGTGCAGCAATAGCGGTAGCGCCATCCTTTACGAGGTCTGTCGACTGAGGGATATCCCACCCAAAGTTCGTGGTTGTTGTTGCCATTACGCTACTACTCCGATCGCATCAAGCCAGGTTAGGCTGTTGTTAATTGTGTTCCATGTCTCTGCTGCATTTACCTGCTCCCATTTTACCGCAACTTGGGAGAAGTTTATTGGAGAAGCGTTGAAAGTAACGCTGAGGTTATTCAGGCTTGCCCTAAATGTCCATCCTTCAATATAACCTTGGAATGACCCATTGGTGATATTAGGGGGCAAGTTCTGAATCCAGACTGGCTGGCCTAAGAAGATATTGATAAGGGCATCTCTGTCGGCATCATCAATTTCAGGGTTTCCAAGGGTAAAGGTAATGCTCTGGAATTTAGGATATGGATTGGCTCGCAGCTCGATGTAGCGATCTGCTAGGGCTTCAGCATCCGCTGTGCTTTTAATTCGAGAAGTAAAGGATTCTGCATAAGTACCATAAAGAGATTGGCTGGTTAAATCCTGAGCGACATAGGATTGATTGCCATTGTTATCGTAAATGATATTGAAGTAGTTTCTAAGGTCTCCAGCTCGAGTGGTCGCAGCTAGTCCTACTCCGTTGGCATGGTTAGCATCGAGGGTGGTGTAGCCATTGGCCGCTAAATAATCTTGTCGATGAGTCTGGTCCGCATAGCCAATATTGCCATTAGCATCTTCGTATAGAACTCCAAAGGCTGAGTTAGCAATATCTGTGCAAAGTGAGTAAAGGTCTGTCTTGCTCGATGATCGACTAATAAGCTCATAATCGCCTGGTTGGTCAATATCTCCAAGGCCGATATTTACGGCATTAGCCCAAGTCTCAGTTGGGTTGTAAGTAGCCCAAGTCTCCGCCGCTGGCACTTCGTTCCATTGGCCTAGAAGATAACCGGATAAAAGGCTATAAATCTGGTCTCCGTCATAATCTTGGGACAAAATTCCATTATCAATAATCTTGGGTAATTTAGATAAAGCGCCTAATGCTGTAATGGTTGCGGTAGTGGTGTATCCAAGGCTTCCGGCCTTATTAACGGCGATTGTAAAATCTGAAATTAAGCCACCGAAAATTGGTACATAATCGCCGCTGGAATCGGTTACTTGAACCGAAAGGCTTGTGCCTACTGTGAAGTTATAGGAACTGTTATCAAAGTTGATTAACTGCAACTGGCAATAGCCTGCGACTGGCTGCTGATTGATATCAGTACGGCCAGAAGTTACCGTCAGATTGGCTACAGTAACATCGGTTACTTCATCGCCATCTACCTGAATTTTATAAGTGGGAGTCCAGGCGGTCATACGTAAATTAAGCCCCCGCCTAAGGTTCCTCGAGCTGAGGAGTCATTAAGAATGGTTACAATCTGGCGAGCGGTTGATTCGCTATCGATTGCGCCATTAACCGTGATATTAGTAGTTCCAGCACTTGCTGCAATAAAGCGTGGAAGTGAAGGCGCAGGAGCAGGCATTGATGGAGCTATAGGAGCCGATGGAGATGCTGCACCAGTCTCGAATGAAGCCCCAGTCACGAAGTTCTTTACTGCTGAACCAGCGTTCTTGATAGCATCGATTAGGTCTTTAATCTTAGAGACTTTATCTACGAAGTCTGCAAAGAGATCGATGATTCCGGCAATAGTCTTGCCTAGAGCCTTAAATGCCAAGCCAAGTGTTTCGCCGATAACTGGCGCTAGATAATCCTTAGCAAAATTATAGATAGCCTTCATGAAATTATAGAAAGGCTGGAGTTCTTCATTGTTATCTCTGAGGGCTGTGCTAACTGAGTTAAATGCCGACTTAAGCCCATTGATAATTGGCTGAATAACCTTCATGACTGGCTGAAGCTTCTCGCCAAGATTAGAAGTAAAGTCTTGGATGGCAGGGATAACATTCTTAACGATGATATTGACCATCGGAGTAATAGCGTCAAGGATGTAAGCGCCTACGGTTTCTTTACCCTCATCGAAGGCGATTGTCAGGCGGTTTAACTTGCCTTGGAATGTGTCTGCCTTGGTAGATGCCTGGTTCTCGAAAGTATCTGCAAGCTTGGCTGTTATCTGATCCATGCTCATTGTCTTAAGTTGAGCGGATGTGAGTCCAATGCCTAACTTAGAAAGAGCAGCTGTATTGCCTTCGGCGGCCTTAGCCATCGCGTTAGTAACTGCCTCGAGAGACTTACCTGAACCGGCTGCGACATCGATGGCTACAGTCTGAAGCTTCTGAGCCTTTTCGACATCTCCAGTAGCCCTCGCAAGGCGTTCTAGGGATGGTCTGAGGTCATCATCGGTAACACCAAAGGCTAAAGATGTCTTGTTTATGTAATCTTCTGTAGCGGCTATCTGGTTATCTGTAGCACCAGTTACATTCTTGAGAGTAAGGGCTAACTTTTCTTGTGCGGCTGCATCGGCGATGGCTGACTTAACGCCATCAATGGCCAACTTACCTGCATAGGCAACGGCTGCTGCGCCTGCTGCGGCAAAGGCTAGTCCGGCTTTCTTGCCGAATTCTCCAACCTTATCCCCAAAGGAAGCGACATCTTTATCTGCCTTGTCAAGGCCTTTAGTGAAGTTATCGACATCGGCGAGTAGCTTGAGCGTTAATGCTCTTGTACCTGTTGCCATTATGTCCACTCCTTCAAAATCTTATCGAATGATTCTGTCCATCTAGCCACGATCTGCGGTTGAATCTTGCGAAGCGTTGGATAGATAAACCATCCCTTAGAGCCTCGACCCTTCCTGTTTCTTTTTACCCCGAAAACGCCTCAACAAGTCATTATCGGCTTGAATCGGATGAGAACCAGTCATGACGGCTGAAAACGGCTCTATCGGGCTGCAAACGGCTGAGGTAGGGGTAACAGAACCTCGTTATGGCTCCCAAGTGCCTAGAATCAGGTCAAAGCCTAGTGATCTACCTACTCGGGGCGATGAGATGATTCAATTCTGCGAAGACATCGGATTTCCTTTGCTCCCTTGGCAACAGCAACTAGCTCGAGACTGCCTTCGCTACAAGGCCGATGGCCGTTGGCTACATCCACTCATAGGCATCATGCTCCCTCGTCAGCAGGGCAAGTCGACCTTTATGGCGCTACGAATTCTCTTTGGCATCTATGTACTAGGCGAGAAGATGCACCTGGCCACAGCTCACAAGTTGACCACCTCATCTGAAATCTTCTTCAAGGTCTCAGAGATTATCGAGAACAGTCAACTACTCCTGGATAACTTCGCCAAGAAGTACGAATCTAAAGGATCGCAGGAGATTCGGTTTAAGAATAAGGCTCGCTACCTAATCAGAGCCGGTAACTCAGCTGCTCGAGGTATTGCCGCACCCGATGTAATCCACATTGACGAGTTACGAGAATTCGATACCGAGGATGTTTGGTCATCGATGCGATTTACCCAGATGTCCAATCCCAATCCGCAGGCCTATGTCTATTCCAACGCAGGCCATGCTAATTCGGTTCTATTGCATAAGTTTAGAGAACGCGGCATCGCAGCCAGCGAAGGAGCCGATGATTCTATTGGCTGGTTCGAGTGGAGTGCTGAACCCGGAGCGGAAATAACCGATAAAGAAGCCTGGTACCAGAGCAATCCGTCATTAGGCCACACAGTCCATGAAGATAATATCAAGGACAGCCTTTCAGATCGTGAAGATATTTTTAGAACCGAAATCCTCTGCCAATTCGTCTCGATGATTAACCCAGTCATCTCAGAAGCCGAATGGAAGAAGTGCAAGGTCGATAACCTGCCTCAATTAGATGTCGAAGCTGATACTTGGATGGCGATAGACCTTAGCCCGGACAGAAAACACGGAAGTCTCGTTGCCGGCCAGCGCATTGACGGGGATAGGTTCCAGGTGAGCCTTCTCCATACTTGGTTTAACCCAGTCAACCTCGATGATAAAGAAATGGCCAACGATATTGCTTATTGGGTTCGCAAGTTCCCGGTTAATGCCGTTGCCTATAGCAAGTCAACAGCCTCAGCGGTTGCAGCTCGATTAGCACCTGCCGGAATTCCTATCCATGAGATTACCGGCCAGGAATACCAGCAATCGTGCGATGAGTTCGTCTCTGCGGTCTCTAGCCTTCGCCTTGCACATTCAGATCAAGAAGAATTAACCAAGCAAGTTCTTAGCGCCGTTAAATTAACTCGAGGTGATGGCGGTTGGGTTATGGGGCGTAAAGCTTCTGGAATTGTCTGCGGTGCAGTTGCTTCGGCGATGGTTACTCACTTTGCGACACGCGCTGAATCTGAAGTAGACATTCAGATAGGATAATGTCTGGACAGTAGCGTATAATATGTCCAATGGGAATCCGGGACATCTTCACTACATCTAAGCCAGCAGTCGAGCTTACAGTCGATGCCGCTTCTGCCTCTGCTCCGGTTAACCATACGG